ATGAAGACAGGGATATTCGCCACGAACTCCGTTTCGTAGTTCTGGGTGTAGTCCTGAATTGCAGCAGACAGGGCAGCGTAGTTCATGCCATCGGACCCCTAGCCATCAAACCTTTAGTTGCACAGCCAGTGCCACGGATTTTGATGCCGCTGGTTTTCATCGGCGGATAGTCTTGGCTGCGGGTGTTGGCCACCGACACGTTGGCTTTGCGCATGGTTGTCTTAGCAGGCTCTTCGCCCACCACGACAGACGGCACTTTTTTGGGGGACTTGTACGTTGCCATCTCAGGCTCCTTTGCGGCCAGGGCTACGCTGGTTCATAACCTTGGCCATGTTACGCCCGTACTTGAGCATGTCGGCGTTGGTCTTGCCACCGGCCTTCATCTTGGTCAGGGGTTTGCCGGGGTGCATGGCTTTCTCGTGTTTATGCACAGCCTTCTTTGCGTCCATCATGATCGACTCCTTATGTCGTTGCAACCGTAATTGTGCCCAAATTTACTGTCAGCACCAAGTTGTTTGGTGTTAGAGCAGCATCAAAAAAGCTCGCTCCGCCAACCGGATTCCAGCCCCACTGAAAAATACGGCTACCGCCTGTGGCCGTACCGTCCTCGTCCGGGTCCGTACCGCTGATGTTTGAGAGCTGCAAACCACTGTTGCCCCCCAACCGATACGTGATGTCCGGCCTGGGGTTGCGCACAGCCTGCGGGTCTTCCACAGGGTACATACCCAACTGAAGCTGCGGATGGTCGGGGTCCCAGCAAGCCGGGCACACCAACATGTTCACGTTCTTCGTCTTGAGCGTGTATGTCTTGAGCTCCTTGAGCTTGAAGCGAAAGTTGCAGCGGTCACACTGCGCAATCGCAAACTTGCCGGACGAAAAACGATTGGGCATTAGAACGCCCCAGCAATGTACTGCCTGCGCGGCACGAACCGCACAGCCGCCTTCTCATGGTCCTCCTGCGCAGCCAGCTCCCAAGCCTCGTCATACTGCTGCTTGAGCACACCCAGACGATCCATCGCTCCGGGAACCTTAAGCGCCATATAGTACGACAACCCCGCCGTCATGCAGGGGATGAACCGAAACGGCACATCCATCACGTTAACACCGCCACCGGCATCCTGCACACGGCGCATGCGCCAGTACACAAACTGGTACGTGGGGTTGCCCACAGTGCCTTGATCCGGCGTTGGCCAGACCGTAACGCGGGGGATATTGTTGACGTACACGGCGGTGCCGACAGAAGGGGTGGTTTGGCTGGTGCCGTTTTGAGCCCGAAACACGCCGCCAAGCTGCGTGCTGCTGTTGATCCAGCCGTAGTAGATCGTCTCGGTGCCGATGTTCAGGTAGCCCAGCGTGGGTAAGTTGGCTGTGGAGGACAGCGTCAGGGTCTGGGCCCCCGTGTCTGCGCTCTGGTATGTGTATCCTGTGGGAGACACTTGGCCATCCAGCCGCTGCACCCAGACCTGAATCGGACGAGCTTGCGTCAGCTTGTTGGGGATCGTGGCGTAGGTAGAAACACTAATACGTGTGATTGTCAGATCGGCCTGATTGGACTGCTGGTTGGGCTGCGTGCGGATCACATGATCGAGCAGGTCCACGGTGTCGTTGGGTAGCGTGTAGGTGTTGAGCCCTTGAACAAGTGGGATGGTGCCCTGTTCAAACGTCCACATGTTGATGCCACGATTGGCCCAGTCTGCGAACATCAGGTTCAGGGAACGACGGGCCGTCTTGAGATCGTAGCCCGTACGCAACTCCGAGCCCACGCGCTCAAACGCCTCCTCGACGATCTCAGTCAGATCGAGGTTGAAACCTGCTGCGCCCGATGTGGTGGCCATTACCTATACCTCGCCGTCTTCGCCGCCACTTTGGGCGGCTGCTTCACAAACTGCTTCCCGGCCTTCTTGCCTGCCCGCTTGGCACGGGTCGTAGCGGCATACTCAGCGGGGCTGAGCGCCTTGATGGCGTTCTCGGGCAGATATCGCTCCCCCGTCTTGGAAGACGGTTTGCCAGACTTGGTGCGCCACTTCTGAGCACCCCAGTCCTTGAGCGACTGCTGCGGGTCTTTCATATCAGTCTCGATACCCACCGCCAGCGGCTTTGTACTTCTTGGCCACAAGCTGCGCTTTACGGGCCGACCACTGGCCTGCTCCGGTGCCGTGTGTTGCCGCCGCCTTAACTTGGCTCACAATACGCTTGCGCAGCTCCGGTTTGGTGTAATTGCCAGCCGCGTTGACCTTGCCGCCTTCCGCATACTGCGTGAAATCGGTGTCGTCCCTACGGGCCTTGCGTTTGGGCCCGGGCATTTTCGAGGGCATGATGGCCCCCATTCCACGGCTGGCTCGCATGTCAATACACCTTTGCCTTTCGTGCACCCCGAGCTTTACCCCAACCCTTGACGGCTCCGCCTTTTTTTATGCCGGCACCAACGGGCATTCCATCCTCGGTTCTCAAAAATGTGCCCGCTCCACTACGCACATACCGATGGTTAGGGTCAGTAATACTGTTTGCAAACACAGCCTCCGCATCTGTTGGCGCGCGCTCTGTGGACAGCACCATATCGCCAATTTCTTGCGCTGACTTGCCGCGTATCATGAATGGTTTCGCCATCATTTCTTCGGCAGAGGCTGACGCGAGCGGCAACCCACGTAGTCGCTCGCGTACTTTTCCCTTCTCAATATCTTCCGGCCTGACTCCCGCACCAACCGGCAGTTTTGAAAGTGCGTACATTGCACCCAAGCCGCCAAGCACTTTGGAGGCTTTCCCCATTGATTTGCGAGCCATGACGGCCTCCTATCAGCAGGCGTAGCCGCCCTTTTTCATACCCAGGGGTTTGCTGCCAGACATCTTGACCATCGTGCCTTTGGTCTTGCCTTTGGTGGCCATACCGTCACGGCTGGGAGCCGCAGTCTTGACAGCGCCCATCTTGGCCGTGGTGATACCACCGTTGGCCATTTTCTTGGCGGGTGCGCCTTTTTTCTTTGCCATCATTGCCATAAAACCAGCGTTCATTTTGGAAGCCATAGTGTCACCACCTTTCGAAAAAAACTCTTGCTTGCCTTGATTGGTTTTGGGCTTGTTGATTGCCTGCGCATCTGCGCGGCTCCCAGACCCAAACCGCTTGCCCTTGTCTGCCTTCATAAACTCCTTGCCGACAGACTGCGGAACTCCTACGCGCTTGGCAGCGGCGGGGTCATTGGCCACCATCGCCATCAAGTTGTGTTGTGCCTTACTCTTGCTTGGCATCGTCAGCTTTCTTTCTGCGGAAAAGTGTGTAAAAGTCTTTCCCGGTGGCCATCTCGTAAATACGCATGGCACCAACGATTGCGCCGATCAAGCCAAACAGCGGCGTGAGCATATTCAAAAAAGCGCCAATCGTGCTGAAGATTGCCACCACATCCAGCACGTTTTTGACGGTATCTGTGTTCTCGCTCATGTCAGCAATTCCAAGCCCGCAGGCTCTTGTTGATGCGACTGTTCGGGTCTTTCTTGGCTTTCTCGCCGGTCAGCTTGGCCTTCATCCCAGACATCCTGGCACAGAAGGAGTCGCGGCGTGCTCCGCCTTGGGGCTGTGGGGGCTTGAGTCCCGGCTTGCCCGGATTGGCCTTGTTGTAGGAGGCACGCCCCTTGGCGTTGAGTCCGCCTTTGGGGTTCTTGCCTTCCTTGCGCTGCCATGCTGCGGTCTTAGCCATAGAACAAAGTAGTTGTTACGTTTGCGACCAAGCCAACAAAAATGCCATCTTCGGCCAAAATTCCTTCGCCCGGAATCACCACAGGAAACGCAGTCGCGTTGTACGAATCTGCTTCCATCAAAATGTCAGCGTACATCGACACCGCAGGAGACCCGGTGATGGTGCCACTGGCAGAGTCCGTTACCGTGAACGTATTGGCATCTGAAACCGTGACCGAATAGATGTTATCCGTTGCCGTACCACCTGTGCCAGCAGAAAAGTCCAGCCAAACGCGGTCACCAGAAGTGAGGCCGTGATTGGTGATAGTCACCGTCACAGTGGTTGTAGACCGCCCGTAAGTGCCCGTTTGCGTCACATTGTTTGCAAACACCGTGTGCCGCGCCGCCGCACTAGTGTTTGCCGACACAACAGCCCCCTTGAGGCGTGTTCGGTAGTTAACCGCCACGCCCGAAGAGGTCATGTGTTTCGACTTTACGTCATATTGCATCGTCATTTTCTGGCTCCGGTTCTGGCAGTTCCAGTCTTGCAATCATTGCTTGAAGAACATCAATCGCCGCTTGGGAAGCAACGGCAACCTCATGAGCGTGGTTGCGTTGCTGCTCCATTTTGACAATCTCAGATTCCAAGAATTCCTTGGTTATCTGCATCAGGCTTCCACTGCGTACAGGAAGTAACCAACACCGGCGGAGTCAACAAAACGAATCTTCTGCGTCGGCGTGGTCGAAGTTGCGCCAATTGCCTGCACCATAGCGTCGGGCAGGTTGAACAGGTTGCTAATCGAACCCGTGCCGCTGTTGGTTGCACGAATAAACGCGGTGGTGCCGGGCAAGGTTGCGCCAGAAGCAAAGTCCGAATCAACTTGCAGAGCAGCAAGGGTGCCGCCGGGAGCAGTTGAAGAGCCGCCCAAGGTCACGCGCAGGGCGTTACCAGCACCAGAAATAGTGCCAGAACCGTTGATGCTCAGGGAGATGTGGCCGCCGTTAACAGTACCTGCGGCACCTGCGCCAGCGCCCGTAACTTGGGTCAGCCAACGTCCGGTCTCGCCAGAGCCAGTCGAGGTGAAAGCCAGTCGGTTGTACGTCAGACGCGTGTCGCCAGTGGTGGCGGAGGTGGTGCCATACGAAGAACTGATGTTCTGCGCGGTGGTAACGGAGACGGGGGAAGCTGCGGTGCCGACGATAAAGCCATTGGCCGATGCGACAGGCCCGGTGAAGCTAGTTTGTGCCATGATGATTCCTCACATGCGAGTTATGGGGCGTCCGTCTGCATGTCGTCTGCTCGGTCAGTCTTACGCCCCGGGGAAATCCGAGTTGAAGCAATATAGCTCAAAAAGAAAAGGGGCACAAGGCCCCTTTTCTAATTTCATCAGGACGAACCTGACGAGCCCCACATACCCAGAGGGTCCGACCAGCCGAAGCTATAACGCTCACGAGCCTTGTAACGGACGTTGCCGGTATCGAAGTCGCCGTCCATCGAGTTTGCCAGGGGCATACGCTCGAAGTGCTTCATGCCGTTGGGAACGTCCGTGGTCAGGAACCATGCGTTCGGATCGGTCAAGAAGTGGTTGACGGTGTAGCCTTCGGGGATGGCACCCATCTGCTTGATAGCGTTGATGTCGTTATCAGCAGTTGCGACCCGCAGCTCGGTGTCAAGCAGACGCTTGGCAACGAACATCAGGCTCGGGGGGATCACCATCTTACGGGGCTTGGCTGCGATCAGCAGGCCACGCTCGTCGGTCCACGCAGCGATTTGAATCACAGCGTTTTCCAGAGCAGTCTCGTTCAGATCAACACCAGTGGTCGGGCTGTTGAAGTTAACACCACCGCCAACGAGCGGGTGGCCAACACGCGTGTTGGAACTGTTGTTGCCGAACAAGGTAACGCCGTCACCGCCAAGGTACGAGCCGTTGAAGCCGTTGTTGATAACGGCTGCAGCTTTAACCTGCTTGGTGAAGGCCATCGCACGGGCCAGAGCTTTGGTGTAACGAGCAGACAGGCTGTCGTACAGGTTGTCCTCAATCGCCTCTTCGGTGATCGAGAAACCCAGAGCAATGGTCTCGTGGTTGTAGCGAGCGGTAAATGCTTCCTGTGCATTGTCGTAAGCGATGGCAGAGCCCTCGTTCTTGACAGGCGCAGCAGCAAAGCCAGCCAGCTTGGTTTCTTCTTCAAAGCTACGCTCCGACTTCTCGGTCTCGTAGATTTCCTTGTGCTCTTCGCCGTAGCGAGCGTACTCCATACCAAACAGGGCGTTCAGACCTGGGAGCAGCTCTTTGAGCAGTTGTGCGCGTGAAATTGCCATTTTGAGTTACTCCTTATTACGCAACGCCGAGGCCGGTGTTGTAGGCATGCGAGCCCATGTTGAACTTCACCAGCACGTCGGTGTAGGCGTCGCCCACAGTCGAGGTGGTGCTTTCGACAAATCCAACAACCTTGAAGGCGATGGTAGCGGTAGCAGCCAGCGTGGTGCTGATAGCCGTGGTCGAGTTGCCAGTCGAGGTCGAGCCGGTTTGAGCGGCAGCAAACACGACGTTGGCACCCAACGCGGTCTGACCCAGCGAACCGTTGGCTTGCACTTGGAACACAGCACGGTCATCGTCGATGACGTATGCAATGGCGCCGGTAGTGCCGGTGGGGTAGTACTGAGCGTAGATGGTTTGACCTTGCGCGTTCACGTAGGTGCAGCCGACAAAAACGCCGACAACGCCTGCGGGGAACGGGCTAGCGTCAGAGCCAACCGTGGTTACAAGAGTCAGCAAGCCGTTAGTGCCGACAGCCACAACGGAACCGTTGAAGATGTTGGCAGACGCCGAGCTGATCGGAAACTGACGGGTGCTACCGGCGTACGGCAGACCCCCCAGCTCATTGACGGCCCGCAGGCCGTAAGGTGCTTGTACAGCAGACATGAAAACTCCTTATTACTTTGAACCAGAACCAAACCCGGCACCCCGTGTCGTGGACGATTTTTTGTCCGAAAACAGCGGCATACGCGGGTCATTGTTTCTCAAAAAGTGGTTGTCCACTGAGTCCATCTGGCCCTGAGCTTGCTTGTTGTAGTACTCCTGACGGGCGCGGAAGCGTTCGGTTGACATCTTGCAGAGCATGAGCCCGCCAATCTCCACGTTGCCTGTCTTTTCGTTACCCAAGAGCATCAGTTCCGGATGGTCCGTTGCTTTCACCGGCTCCCAACCCTCACGCATCTTTTGGGACACGTTGGTAGGATTGGCCTGTCCCAAGATGTGCGTACCAACCCAGTGGTACACCCAGCCCGGCTCAGGTGTCGGATCAGGCAGGTTGCTCGGCGGTACATACACTGCACGAGCAGATTTTTCGCGTGACTTCAATTCACGAGGATTGCGATCTTGTGTTTCAACCATTTTGTGCCTCCAGTTTCAAAACTTCCTGTGCATACTTTTGCGGGTCCAGATTAAACTTTTTCACCAACGCGGCTTGCGACGGTGTGAGTTCAACCTTTTTCCTGCCGGTCGAACGACTGGCAGGGGCCACAACAGATGTAGGTTTTTTAGCCGGTGCCGCCTGGGAAACTTGCGACCGTGGCTTTTCTTCCGCTTCCCCAAAAAGCTCTGGGAATTTGGAATGTACGCGAGCGTCTATCTGCTCGAAATAATCATCACTTCGCGGGTCGTACCCGTTGGCAACTAGTTTTTTATGCAGCCCTAGTGCGTAGCTGGTAATTTCCTCAAACCCGTCCGCGCCGAACCACTGGTTTTTTGCCTGCCAGCGCAGTGTCTTTTCGTCGGCCCGAACCTGTTGGGGTTGCGGTTGTTGACTTTGTACATCGTCTTGCGGCTGTTGTAAAGTGGGTGCACGCATATTTTTTGCATTTTGCGACTCCCACTTGGCCTCGGCCAGTGCTTCCTGGGCGGCAATAATGGCGTCAGTATCAAACGCCTCTTGCGCTGCCTTGAGGTCTCGACGGGCTTTCTCAAGCTTGGCTTCCGCCGCCTGATTGGCCATCGTCATATACTGCTCGGTGCCGGACTGCACATACTGCTTGAGCCGTTTGTTCTCGTCCACCATCGCCTGAGCCAGCCGCTCCAGCTCAGCTTTCTCCCGAGCCAGAGCTTCCTTGGCCCGGCGCTCGTCGTGGCGTGCGTGAGTCAGCTCTTTGAGGCGCTTTTTGACGCCCTCGGTGTAGCTGTCCAGCTCCTCGTCGGTTGGGTCTTTTACCTCTCGATCCAGTGGTTTACGTCCCCGGTCACGCTCGGGGGTATCGTCCACGATCTCAATCTCGACCTCATTGTCGCCGTCCGCCGCGTTTTTAATCTCAACGTCGGGCTCGTTGTTGTCCTGTTCGTCAGGAAACTTAAACTCGTTTGCCATGAGTACTCCTTATGCGCGTGTAATGCCACGCGGGTCTTGCACCACTGCGTCCACCTGATCGTCGTTGATCAGACGAAACTCCTTGCCAAAAATCTTGAACCGCGTACCGGAATACGTACGTACCAAGATGAAATCGCCCTTTTTGCACCAAGCGCCAGTGGGGAACTTGGCTTGGTCTTTGTACGCATCAGGGCCAACTTCCAAGACGAACAGCACCGTGGTGGCGTGTTCTTCTTGTTTCAAAATGGACGTTGGCTTGACCAAGTCCAAGTCTGTGCCGTCGAGTTTTTCTGAAACGTCTGGCACGATGCAGAGTATTTTCCAACCTGTCGGCCTGGGCAAACTCGTCGCTTTTTCTTCAGACGACGTATCTTCCTTGGGCTTTTCAATTGGCTGGATGGTTGGTGGCAGGCTGATGCCTGGGGGCAAGAGAATTTCACTCATTGGCTTCTTCAACTTTCTTTGCAAGGTCGAGGAGATGACGCTCTGCGAGAGCAAGACCCTGGATCACACCGCAGAGTTTTTGGTATTCGTCAAAAGTGCGACATGCTCCGCCTGCCAAGTCATCGGCGTAGTTGTTCATGTCGGTGCGTATTTGTTCGCGCAACACGCGTGCGAAATCTTGGATCATTTAGGTGAGGGTTTACCCTTAGTTGGTTGAGGACGCGCCATCTGCTGACGGCTCTTGGCGATGTCGATGCCCATACGCGCACCGTCACGTTCCTGATCCGCCTCAAGCTTGTCAGCCTTGTAGGCAGCGTCGATCTGCATCTGCTTTTCTCTAAGCGCCAGCTCGTCGGCCCGGGCGGCAGCGTCAACCTGCACCTTCTGTGCTTTGATCTGCAGGTCCTGGGCACGAAGCTGCAACTCTTGCTGCTGCATCTGAAGGACCGGGTCCTGGGCCTGCTGCTGCGCTTGCTGCTGGGCCGCCTGCGCTTGGCTCTGCTGAAGCACCTGCTGGGCCGCTTGGGCCATCATGGCCGAGAGCTGGAGCTCGATCTCTGGCGGCAGTTTCTCGTCCTCGGGCGGCAGCGGCATGCCAAGCTGCTGCTCAATCTTCTGCCTGTACGCGAACCCAACGTGCTCAGCGATGTGGGCCATCATGGCAGCCTGAATCTGCGGCGCTCGGGGGTTTTGTCCTACAAGCTGCATGACGATGGGGTCCTGCATGGCAGACATGTGCACCTGAATGTGGGCCTGATGGTCCTGATACTGGAACGCCTTGAGCGGCTCGCCCTTGAGCGCAGCCATGTTCTCCGAGACGGGGTCCTTGGGCTTCTGGTCGTCAGGCAGCGGCACGAGCTCGGCTGCGTTCTTGATGCCCAGCACCTCCAGCATGCCCCTGTGCAGCTTGGGCAGGTCGTAAATGTCCGGTGCCATCTGCGCCATCTGGATGACGGCTTGGTACTGGACGACCCGCTGGCTCATGGTGGCCGCGTTGGGGTCGCTAACGGGGATGATCTCAACGTGGCTGTAGTCCGACTTCTTGGCTTTACGTGGTGCATCGACCGGGTCGTAGTCGTAGTCGTCGTCCGTGTAGTCGCGGATGAGCCCCGCCAGGAGCTTGAGCTCCTGCTTGAACGAAAAGTGCAGCCGCGCAGAGACAGCCGTCATCACTTTTAGCTGGCGCTCCAGCAGAGCCAGCGTGGTGCCCACCGGAGCCTGCGCCGACATGTCGGAGACCTTCATGTCCGCCGTTGCAGCGAACCTGCGGCCCTCCTCGACGATCTTGTCCATGAGCGCGGCCAGCACGGCGCTTGGCTCTTTGTACGGCAGGGGCAAAATGTTGTCCCGCAGCGCCCCCGAGGAGATGTCTACGTCCCTAAACTCGCCTGGAGCGATGGGTGTATCGTCCCCTTTGATCCGCAGACCCCTGGTTTTAAGGCCCCCGGGCAGGTTCGACAGCGTGCCAGCGTCCACCAACTGGCGCATGATGCTCGTTGCGCTCTTGGCGTAGCCCCCGATCAGGTGAAACAACCCGAACCCGTACGCCCCGAAGCCCGGAATGTACTGGTAGTGCACAAAATGCTGCCTTTTCAGGTGCAATCTATCGTCCGGCAACCAATTTCTGCGGATGGCAAGCACATCGTTGCTGCCTTTTAGTATCGTCATCACGTACGGCAACGTGATCCCCAGCGGCTGGCCGTCCTCATCGCACTCTGTGTGCTCGTCACCCCTGATCACAAGGTCCACATGGCTCTCGTACAGGGTGTATCGGTCGTCGTTGAGGTCCGAAAAGCCGGTTTCCTTGTCCTTGGCCTGCTGGATGTCGGTCTTGCTTTTGTCCGGCTCGGGCAGCTCGATGTCGCGGTAGAAGCCAGCCTGCTGCAGCTTGATGATCTCGCTCTTGGTTTTGCGCAAGACATGCGTGACACGGTAGCAAGTGTCCAGATCAGTCGTCCCGTAGGGCAGGATGATGTCTTCTGCCGGTATGAACATGCTGACCTGACGCCCCAGGTTGGGGTCGTAGTAGACCTTCTTGAACGCCGAGCCTGTGGCGGGCAGGCTCCAGAGCATGCGCTCGTGCTCGGGGCGAAACTCCTTCATCACCTCCGTGAGCTCGTAGTTCATGTCGTCCTGAACACGGTCAGCGGCCTCGTTTTTCTCAGGCGTCTGCTTGCCCAAAATCTTGGTTTTGACCGGGCCCTGGGCCGGGAACGTCTCTGTTATGCTTTCACTTTGAAATCTAACTACGGCTTCCGTAATCATCGGGTGGAACACGCCACACGCGCCATCCCACGGCTCTGTCCTTTCTTCATATTGAAGTCCAAGGAGTTTTAGACCCTGCACGTAGGACTTCTCCCACTCTGTGCGTGAGCCAAGGTCGTTTGTGATGTCCTCGGACAGGTCGCTGGCCAGCGTGGCCAACTCCCCCTCGCTCAAGTCCTCGGCAATGTTGGCTGCGAAACTATCCTCGTCTTCACCCGGGGTGATGGACAGGTCAAGGCCGCCTGCGTGGATGTTGACCTGCTCGGGGTCAATGATCTCAATCTCAATGGGCTCCTCGTCCTGAGCAAGCTCCTCGATACTCGCTGGTGCTTGGTAAAGCGCCTTGTCAATGTTGGTGGCCATAGTGTGTCCTTAGTAATAGGCGCGGGCCCGGCGTTTGAAGAACCGGGGCTCATCTGGTTCGTCGCTGTCCAGCGCAATGAAACCGCCTTGCCTGAATCGTAGCAGGGCCTGTGATGTGGTGTCCACGTAGTCGTCGTTGTCTCCGTTGGGGAACGACGCCACCTCCTCGATGACCTCCCGGGCCCACCGGGTGTCCGGAGCCCACACCATCCCAGAGGCAAACAAGTCCGCGATGGCGTTGACCCGACTGATCTTGTCGTTGCCCCGGCTCGGGTTGGTCTCCTGCGCCGGTATGCCCATCTTGCGCAGCTCCTGTATCAGGGGTGCGCCAGCGGCTTTTTTCTCGATGATAAACGCGTCGGGCTGCCAATCTTTGTAGTGCTTGAGCGCCACGGTCTTGAGCTCGGGGAACGCCATCCTGTCCTTGAACGCGTCGAGCAAGATGATCTGCGCCTTGTCATCTTCTTCCTCGTTGTAGAACACGCCCCAGGTAGTACAGGCGCTGTAGTCGGCGCTGGTTTTCGCCTCAAACGCCGTGTCCCAGGACTGGATGACGTAGTCGCAGCGCGGTGGCTCGTCGGGCTCCCATATGCGCCAGAGCTTGCGGCTGATGATTGCCGCCGTGTTGGACACCGGGTTCTGCATGTACTGGGCGTTCCAATACTGCGGGTCCAGCGCGGCTTTCTTCTGCTTGAGCGTCTCCAGTGGCCACTGCTCGGGCCAGAGCGATTTCTCGTTGTCCGTGTCCTCGTTGAGGATGGCAGGCAGCTCCACCACCTCCCACGGCTCAGACTCAGGGTTCTTGGTCTGATAGTCGAGTA